GCCCTTTCGAGCTTCCTTCTAGCCAGGCCCCAACGACCCTGGTATCGGATTTGTTTCGTTAGAGATACAATCTGACCAAGTTGTCAGATAGCTCCTCTTATCTGAGGTGTGAGTGAACCTAATCACTACCACGCTTTTATCTTTCGATTACGGAAACCCCTTTTAAGTAATAAGGAGTAACACTCGTAGTCTGATAAAGTTTGGGAATAGATCTATAAGATCTCAATTGAGATCAAAGGGACTTATAGCTCTCTGAGCTCAAACTTTGTCGGGTTTACGGTTGTTATTTCGACGTACTTTTAGTAGGTCTGTATTAACTACTCGCGAACCTTTAACCACAAGAGCGTTTAATCCTAATGTACAAATTAGGAAGTTTGCGTAGATAAGAGTGATCGCTCTAAATTCTTTATCCTAAGTCCAAGTTCCTGTACAGGGACTTTTATTAGGAGTCAGAATAAAATTGAATCTGTCGGTGCGAACCGAAGAGTATCATAAACCTACTTGAGACTTATGTCAACAGATTCAACGGAATTCTAGCTTGGATAGGGCTGAAGTTCCTTAGAGTGATGGTGGACCGCCCTGTCCCCATAAAAATGGACAAGAACGGTCTTCCTGCGCACAGTTTGAACTTAATTAGTAATGCGCCCCTGGCTCAAGTCCTAATTAAGGGAGTTACAAAACCTTCAAGGTTTCCTAACACCTGACTTAAACAGCTACCGAGATAGTCGGGTAACAAATTTAAATCATTATGCGCCCATCATTATTTCTTTTTGAGAAATACGATCATGAGTTGTTCTCAAAGGTAAACTCAAGCAAAGCGAAAGGTAAGTTTGTCGTGGTTGATCCGCAGGATACTGATCAGCTGCTATATCTTACTCGAAAGGAGTATTTGATATTTAACGTCAATGCGTTAGCTAATGCAGAACCGTTAGATGTTCTCTTACGTCCCGGAGATTCGACTGTGCCGCCTGTTACTAATGAAGCCTCTGAAGATCGCAAACCTTCTTCAACTTCAACAGACTCACCTGCTCCATCCATGGTAGACCCTTCCAATAAGGGTGAACCAGGAGGGTCTCGTTCTTTTGGGACTTATAGTCGAATTCATAACCCCCACTTTTCTGCTGTCCTTAAGCCATCCCAACTGTCCGTAAAGGAAGATGGGGGACTCTCGGGAGCAAAATTCCGAGACCTATTCATACAGTGGGGTGAAATCCTATCTGTACGTTTAGGGAACTCCATCATGGATCCGTCGGTAACACGAAGTATGTCCCAGGTTGGGTCATACTTGGCGAACGTCTTTAAACATGAAGGGCCCGCTCGAATAGTGATCAAGATAAAGATTGCAGTTTACTGTGTAAACTCCTATCTTGCTCGATCACCATTAAAGTGTACTCGTCATTTGGGGGCACCGGTCGCCTTAGCGGGCGGCCTGCCTCGTTTCCTGCCATTGGTCATCCGCGGGCAGATTCGGGCAGGGCACACTCGGTCCATCCGACTCTGGGTATCAGTCCTATCAATATACAAAGGGATTCATGGATATTCCACGACCCCTAGTTTTGATACGATTTCATCTCCAGCGCCGTATGTTCCGTTTGATGGGCGATGTGATCAATTCACTGAGCATTTTGCTAAGTGGATTAATCCGGGGAATTCGGGCCCTGACTTCAGTAGAGCTGAAATATTAAGTCTTACAACAGCAGGACCTAATTCTTCATACTCTATCTTAAGTGCACCGTTCGATGCCTTTGCTTGGTCTGTGCGAACTGAGAATACACTTCTGGAATTCTGTTCAGAAGTAGGTTGTTCTGCAGTGGTGACTGGGTACGAGGAGATCCTAGCTCGATACTCTTCAGACGAAGGGAAAGTCTGTCGAGCAGCGATCGCTAAGCATTCCAGTACACGAATACGTAAATCTGCCACGCAGACTCCTATCCTAGGACGATTAAGTCTTAAATACGAGCCGGCGGGAAAGATCCGCGTATTTGCCATTGTCGACTTATTCACTCAATCAGCATTGAAACCATTGCATGATTGGATGTTTAAGCTCCTCAAAGGGCTCACTACAGATGCTACTTTTGACCAGATTGGTGTCTTATCTTCCTTCTCTAAGGCTAACTCAAAAGATTCTATCTACTCTTTTGATTTGTCCTCCGCAACGGATTTAATTCCGTTAGAGTTGACTATGTCAATCTTAGAGATCCTATGGGGGCCTCCGGCCCGTACATGGGGAAGATTACTAGTAGATCGGGACTACCATAGTGACTATGGTGTTCATCGATATACTAGAGGTCAACCAATAGGAGCTTTATCATCCTGGTCTGCGCTTGCTATTACTCACCATTGGTTAGTACAGTATGCTGCATTCCGGTGTGATAAATTTCCTTATTCTAGTTATGTCATCCTCGGAGATGATGTGAGTATTGCAGGTTCGGTAGTTGCTAATGAGTACTTAGAAGTCTGTAAAGAGTTCTCAGTACCCATCAACAACAAGGGTATTACATCCCTCGCCGAAGAAGGAAAGGAGAGTTTAGTTAATTTCGCTAATCAGATCATGATTGGTGAAACTAATTATTCTCCGATCCAGATTCGCGAAGAGATGTCTGTTTCGAACTCGTCAGTTCGAGCAGAGGCCCTTAGCCGGTTAATCACCAAAGGTTTCCTTAATATTAAGGATCCTGGGTTTTTAGCACAAGCTTACCGACACTGTGTGTCCACGACTCTCGAGCTGAGGGTCGGACTTTCTGAATTCACGCGAGGTTTACTCCCCGCTGGATTTGAGGAGGTGCTGACCTGCCTACTCTATCCTAGTCCTTCTAAACCTTGGACTATGGACGAAGAGGCGCCCCTTACGTATGTTTACATCCGGTTACTAGCCGGGTTTAACATTCTGGGCGGGTGGTCCGGGTACTTCGATTCCCATCGAAGACTTAGTGACAAGAAGATTCCAAAATTGGAACTTCTTTCTGCTATTTACTCGATCTTACCAGAGCTCTGGATGACCGTAGCACAGATTCTAGCAAATTTATTTGCGTTTCATCGGACTGAGTCCGGTGATTTTCGACGCAATTGGTTTGCTAGAGTTCAAGCACTCTCAGAAGCGAATGGTCCAATGGACCCAGTAGCTGCATCCTACTTTCTAGGGATGGTTTCCGTTAAGAATTTTCTTAAACGGCAACCCCAGATGTCTGATGTGTTACCCTTGATTCATG